GCCTCGAATTCGTCACAATTTATTTAAATGAGGCCTCTCAAATCCCTTGGTCGGTTGTCCCCTTGGTTCGCTCCCGTTTGGCGCAGGTTTGCAGATATTCGGATGGCTCAGGAATTATGCCGGCCCGAGCCTTTTACGATTTAAACCCCTCGGGCTCGAAACACTGGACGGCGCAGGAATGGCTAAAAGGGCAAAGCCCGAGCGGCGGCGCGATCGCTAATCGGGCCTGGTATTATGCGGCCCAGATCAACCCCGCGTCAAATCCCCGCCTTTCGCCCGATTACCTCGCCGAGCTTGACGCAATGGATACACGGCGCCGCGCTCGCTTCCTGCTAGGTGAATTTCTGGACGATTCCCCTGGCGCCCTTTGGAGCTTTGAAGATATCGATCGAAATCGTTTGGCTCAGGCGCCGCCGATGGACCGCATTTGCGTTTCGATCGATCCTTCAATTTCAAATTCCGAAACCGCCGACGAAGCGGGGATCGTGGCGGTAGGGGCCGCCGGTGGAATCGGTTACGCAATCGCCGATGAATCAGGCCGCTACGGCCCCGAGGAATGGGCCAGACGGGCGATCGATCTATTCTGGCGCCTAGGGGCCGGCTGTATCGTCGCCGAGCAAAATCAAGGCGGGGAAATGGTCCGGCTAACCCTCGCCGCGGTTGATCCCCGCGTCCCCGTGATTCTGATTCACGCCGTGGGGAGCAAAGCGGCCCGAGCTGTTCCCGTCGCGAACCTTTACAGGCTGGGCCAGTTTTGCCACGTCGGGCGGCTAGAAGGGCTAGAGGATGAAATGGTTTCTTGGGACCCCGATCCCCCGCGCGGCTCGCGCAGGTGGTCCCCTGGCCGAATAGACGCCCTAGTCCACGGCGCCCGCTATTGCCTGCCGCATACGCTGGGCCTGAATCAAATGGACGCGCCCGTAATCTCAGGCGGGGGAGAATATCGCCCGCCGAAGGGGGCAGATTACCACGGCGCGCAGGTTGTGAAATGGCGCGGCTCAGATGGGCTTTAGAGATAGGGGCAGGAAGGGAAGCGGGGAGATACTAGGCCCGAGGCTTCGCCCCTGCTAGACGGGGCGAATTGCGGGCGTTAGGATGGCCCGAACCTAAGCCGAGGGATCGAATATGGGAATTTACGAAAAGGCCGCCCGCGTGGCGGGAGATTTCACGCGGGACACTATCGAACGGGGCCGGCGGCGCGTCGCTGAGCTAGTGCGGGTTGACGCCCCGCCCGTTCGCTCGGGCCGAATTCCTAACCCCGCGGATTACCTCGGCGGCGTGGACGATTCGGCGCTGTTCAGGAATCCCGCGATCCGCCGGCCCGAAGATATCCAGCCCGAGGCGATTCTAGTGCAAATGGGAAGCGAGATCCCGCGGGCGCCCAGCGTCAAGCGGAGGCTTGCCGCCCGAGGCGAGGCCGATCGCTATTTGAATCTGATCGCCGAGGTCGCAGATCTCCCGAACAAACAGGGCCTAAGCGGAACCCCTACGGCCGGCGGCTTGCCTCAGGTCGAAAATAAAACGCAATTGAAACCCCTAGTGGCCCGCGGCCTAACTTACGATCAGGGCGAATTTGAAAGGATGGCGCGATCGAATCCGGTGGCGCGGAATGCGATTCGGGCCACGGTCGAAAGGGTGGCGCAGGCTTCCGAATATTATGCCGCGCCCGATGTAGATTGGGAAGCTATCGCGGCCGCGCCTGGAATGTCGCCCGAAGATCGCTACAAGGCCGGCGCCGCAATGCGGGAGGCTACCGAGCGCGCCGCCGAGATTCTAAATCTCGAATGGTATCACAACCCCGATTTGGACCCGTCGCAGATTATCCGCGAACAAAGTTATTCGATGGTCCCTGGATTCGTTTTGCATGAATTCGGAATAGACCCCACTTTGCAGGGGCGCCGCCGGACAACGTTCGTCGAACACAGGGCGCAAAGCTCGGTTTTGCGTTGGGTTTGGGACCAGCGGGAGCGATGGCTGGGCGTTGTTCAAAATGCCTCGGGCTCGCCTGGCTTGCTCGCCGACGTGGCGGTTCCTGGTATTACAGTCCAAGGTATGCCCGTTATTGATTCGCGGAAATTGCTTCTAGTTTCAAATCAGCGGATCGGCCTGAATTTGGAAGGGCTCAGCGATTTGCGCGCGGCGTGGTATGCCTCGCAGGGCAAAACAGAATGGTTTGTTTCGGCGCTTATGCATAGGCGGAAATGGGGTAACGGTTTCCCGCTGTTTAAAATGGATTCCGAAAGCGCGAAGGCTAAGGGCGTTTCGGATTCAATCGCTCAGGCGGCTAAAGATTTCTTTTATTCGGGCCAGGCTTATATGGGCCTGCCGCCTGGCGTTACAATGGAAATGCTCCAATTTGATTCAGACACCGGCTTTCTCGCCGCGATGGAATATTTCGATAAAGAAATTCTGAGATCCCTCGGCGCGCTCGCTTCCGAAATTGGGCAGAATGGCGGAAGTTATAACCTCGCCGACGTTCAACAAGCGGAGAGATTGCGGCAATTGCAGGGATACGCCGAGCAAATCAAATCAAGCCGCCGGACGTGGATTCAAACCGCGTGCGATGTTTTAATTGGCGATCTTGCGGTTGTTCCTGAATTGCGGATCGATGGCATAATGACGCGATCGGACGCGGAGGTTTTGAATATCTGGGAAGGTGTCGGGCGCGTGCGGGCGCTTGTAAATTCGGACGGCTCGCCCCTTTACACGCCCGAAGATATCCGCACGCTAAGCGATACGCTCGGCGTCCCCTATACCAGCGCGGAAGATAGCGCCGAGGCTCAGGAAATCGCCGAGGAAGTCGCCGGCGACGATGTAACAGATGGCCCCGAAAGCGCGGGCGAAGGCGTGGCCCTCGGGCCTTGGGCCGAAAGCGGCGAGCTTGACGGGCTGGCTCTTGTGACGGACGCGGGGCCGGAAGCGGCCTTTATTCATATGGCAAAGGGCCTAGGCGAGATCGATACCGCGCCAACCGTGGCGATGGCAGAAACGGCCGCTAGGGCGCTGGAATGGCGCGCGAAATTCAAGCGCGGCGGGACGGCGATCGGCGTGGCCCGCGCTCGGGATATTGCGAACGGGCGGAACCTCAGCGAGGAAACGATCCGGCGAATGAAAGCCTATTTTTCGCGCCACGTTTCGGATCGGCTCGCCGAGGGTTTCGAATCGGGCGAGGCCGGCTTCCCCTCCGCGGGGCGGATTGCCTGGGATTTGTGGGGCGGGAATTCGGGCCGCGATTGGGCGGAACGGAAGGTAGCGGAATTCGATCGCGTGCGGGAAGCTGGAAAGGGCCTCAGGGCCGCAAAACCGGCCGTTATGGTATGGGGCAGGGATGGGCGGGCCTTCGCTACCTGGCGCGACCTTGACGGCCCAGAAAAGGCCGTAGCATGGTCCCGCCTATTCGCGGGAATTCAGACTAGCGCCGACACGTTGACAACGGCCGCCGACGTTATCGGCGAGCGCCAGCAGGCCGAATTCGCGCGCAAGGTCGCCCCGTTTATCGCGGCGGGGCAGGTGGGCAAGATTTCGGGCCTTAGCGTGGATTACGTCGCCGAATATGAAAAGGCCTTTGGGCCTTTGCTCTCGAATTGGTCGCAGTTTAACCGGCGCGAATTGCTCAGCGAGATCAAGGCGCAGATGGGGGCAGGCTGGACGCCCTCGCCCGAGGCCGAAACCTTCGCGGCTGAATTGGATCAGGTTGTCGCCGCTCGGGCTTCGATTCTCGCAAATCAGATCAACGATGATTTGAATCGCAGGCTTCGCGAGGCCGCCGCGGTAGAGGCTACAGGGGGGCAATCCCTCGCCGCGGTTTCGGGGCTGGCCCTGCCCCTTGCGACGTGGGGCAAGCTCGCCGTCAACGCTGTTACACAAACGGCGAACCTAACCCGCGAGGAAGTCGCCCGCGTTGAAGGGCCGCCGGTTGAATCGGCGACCTATTCGGCGATAATGGACAAAGTAACCTGCTCCAATTGCAGGCGGGTTGACGGCGAGGTTTTTCAATTCGGATCGGCGGCTTATATCGAAAATCGCCCGCCGAATAAAAAATGCCTTTCGACGCTCGGGCCTTACGGAAACGTTTGCCGCTGTATCTACGTTTATAAATTCGGGACCGCGGCGCCTGGAAAGTCGGAAGGCTCAGGCGTCGGCGAGGTTCCGCAGTAATTCCGCTTGCATTTCCCGCTGGGGAGATTCTATTAGAAGATCAATTCAATTGACGCCGCCCCTTCGCGGGGCGCTTCCTAAGGTAGTAAAATGGCAAATCGCGGCCCATTGGCTTCAGTCCTAATTGTCGATCCTGTATTCACCGGCCGCGGCGAGAATGCGGCGGGAAATGGCGCGGCGGCCCTGCCCCCGCTTGCCTTCGGCGATGGCGCGGGAACGGATGGCGGCACGCTTGCGGGCGCGGCGGTTTTGACTGTTACCCAGATCCTTAGCGGCTTTTACACCGCCGACGCTGGCGCCGCGAATCGAACCCTTACCCTGCCCAGCTTCGCGGCCCTCACGAATGGCACTAGCGGCGTTTTGAAGGCGGTCGGAGATTATTTCGATTTCCAGGTTTATAACAAAGGCGCGGCAAATAACCTTGTCACGACCGGCGTTACAAATGTGACGGTTTTGGTTTCTGATACTAGCGACGCGACGATCTCGCCTTCGCATTTGCAGACGATCCGCCTTGTGCGGATTTCCGCCACCGATGTTGTCGCCGCCTGTAACCTTTTCGGTTAAATATGTTTGACGCCTCGCAGATCGCATTTGCGAACCT